TATTGTACTAGGATGTTTTACCCAACCTGCTTTGTATAGTAATGGTTCTAAATTTGGATTAGGGTGTGTCCACCTTTTGATCTTTCTACCATTGGCTGTCTTGCCATAGTATTCAGTACCGTCTTGTACACGGTGGCAAGTTGATAATAGTTGTGCTGATTCTAAAATCATTTTGACAACGTGTTTGTCAATCATTTGTTCAGCAGCTCTTACTGGATGTTTATCTACATAAAATACGTTCATAATTAATTAATAGTCTTTCTAAAGTATTCTTCACGGTTATACATTTTACATAATTTAGCAAACACATTAAACCAATAGTTCTTTGACCAATCGGTCATAGAATCTCTACAGGCTGTTTCTGCATTTTTGATTCGTCTATCTTTTAGACTTTCAGTTGGTTTATCAATCATATCATTCATTATATACTACTCCTCACTAGTTGTCAAGCCTATGGTTGCTTAGATTTCTCATTCCAGTCCATTATTTGGTCTAATTTGAGTTTTATTTCATCAGGATCCAGGTCTTTTAGTTCTTTGGCACCTAGTTTTCTGACAAATCCCTTATAATCACGTTCTTTTTTTCTGAGCTTGGCACTTTTGGCCTTTTCTTTTGCTAATTCTTTAGTTAGGTTTACCTTTTTGGTATTTTTAATCTCTTCTTTTTCTTCGTTTCTAGTTCTCAACGATATGTTGGCCGCTATCAATAACAATACTGCTAAAGGGTCAAATACAAATATCAATACTATTATTACCCACCTTACAGCATTGTCAAATTGATCTTGTGCCTCATCACCATAAATTAATTCTGCAACGTATTTGATTGGTCCTACTTCAGCTTCTATCTTATCTTGTGCTAATTGTAACTCACCTTTTTGGTCTGATAATTTTGATATCTCATCAATTGCATTATTGATTGCCAAGTTCAAAGCCTCTCTTTCAGGCTTTTGTTTTTCTCTTTCCTTTAGACCTCTGGTCACATACTCCATATCTACATATTTTTCTAATGCACTATCTAATAAAGTTAATGTACTTTGTGATCTGTCTATAATAATTTGTTGTTGGTCTATTTGTTTATCAATCAATTCAATTTTAATATTGTTAGATGATACTGGTTGCACTTGGTCTAGGTGTGCCTTTGATAGAAAACCAAATATACCCATTGATGTTATAAAGATTAATACTATAACTGCAAATGTAAGATATAGTTTTATGGTCTTAGGTACTAGTTCATTACGCCAGTTATTATACAACCAACTGGCGGCTACTAGTTTACCTACTTCTAATGCACTACCCATAGCAATGATAGGTACTACTGCACCTGCAAATAGTGTGGCTAATCCTACTATGGAATAACCAGCTGCTATAACAGATATAGAAATAGCTGATAGAAATGTAATTAATATTGTAAACATAGATTGTCCTATTTAATGTAGTTTAATTTATACTCTGATCTTATTTTCTTAATAATACTCTTAACTTTTACAAAGTAATTTGCGTCTGAAGCATAGGCACCTAATGTTGTAATTAAAATAAAAGGATCATTCTCGCCTTCATGTTTTAATTTTCTATATTCTTCAAATGCTGATCCATTATTTAGTATATCCATATAGTTCTGGACACTATCACATTCATGGAAGAATACTTTTACACCCCATTTTTTAGGTTTATCTTTCCATGGTAACATATGTGGTTCTCTTAAATCGTATGTACGAATACCAAATAAATTCTTACCCTCTAAGGCAAATCTACTTGTACCCCAACCACTTTCTAAGGCTGCCTGAGCTAATAATAGTTCTCTATTGACAGGCATAATATCAGTTGTTGTATGGTAAATATAATCTACACACATATTTACACTATCTAAAAACGTCTGATTGCTACTATGTTCAAAATCAGGTTTTTGTACTTCAAATTCTTCTAATGTTTCTATTTGTTTTTCACCTTGTAAATGGTATGCATAAACAACAGCCGTACAAGCTGATAATACAAAAACAAACATAAGTGTTTTAAAGACTATTGATACTTTATTCATAAAACTCATAATTATCTCCTCACCGCTATATAATCATAACCTGACCAGGTATCTCCCTCTGCACAGGTAAAACTCTGTAATCTTTTTTGTACAAATATTACATTGTCTGAAAACTTTTGTACACCATCAAATATCTTTTCTGATTGTTTTGGTGTAAAATTATCTAACACATCTTTTTGAAATTGGCCTGTATAATAGACTATTTTCTTTTCTTTACCCTCTAAAAAATTATTTAAAATATCAGGTATCTTTTTGATCTCATGTTTTAAATGATGATCTAGTTCTTTGGACTTCTTCCTCACGTTACTCATAATATATCTCCCTGGTTTATAAACCTTTGATTAAAAACTTCTCAATAACATTTTTTGTCGGTATGACAGTTGTATTACCACCATCTGACAGTTCGCCGTGGTCATCATAGTTATAATCACTCATCAAAACGTGTACTTTCGAATCGTTTCTAACTAGCCAACCTGTTGATACACATATAGCTGGTTTAGATTTTTGTATCTCTTTTAGAGTACGCCAACCTGAATCGCTCTGTATATCCTCCCAATAAACCATATAAAACTCATAATGAAAAGGTATGCCAGGCAATTTATCTGATTTATTAATTTTCTTTTTTGCCATCATTACTCCCTTAGTTACATTCTTTATCTTTAATTTTACTATCTTTTAACAATGCACATTTATATTCACTATCACTCATAACTCTTATCTGAGCTGATAAACTATCAAGTATTGACGGTAAATGTTTTTGTAAAACATTGGTCATTTCTAACGTATAGTTGTAAATTAATTTCTGCATTTCAAACTCTAATACAGAGGTGTCAACATTCACACCTTGCATTTTTTGTGATATAATATGACCTATAACAGCCGTATTATAATCATTTGTATTTGCTTTTGCTATCGATGATAATCCAAACCATAACAAGGCTTGCATAACAATAACAAACATAACAAATTTCTTCATAATATAATCTCCCTTTTGGTTAATATATGTATAATATACACCATTCCTGAGAGAAAGTCAACAGCTAATTTGATTAAAAAAGTGAGAGGATTCAACGATTTAGAAGGGGGCATTATGTCGCAGCCCCCTTAAAATGTCTTATTTTGTTGGTTTTGTAAAGTTTTCGTCCCAACCGAAGGCTTCTTTGACAACCGATTCGGTAAGACCCTTATAAACCTTATTAAGTTTCTTATCTTTAACATTAATTAATAACTCGGCCTCGTCTTTGTGAAGACCTTCCAAAACTTGGATAAACAAAGTTTCTTTTCTTGTCTTAGATAGGGTTTTGTCCGCACCTTTAATAAAGTGGTACAATCTTTTCGCTTCACCCTTTAGTATAGTATGTTCAGTACCAGCTGGCGCCTCGTTGGCCATGTAAGGTGGTATTCCTTCTGGTAAATCCCATTCTATTTTAGGATCAAAAGCGCCTTTCAATACCATTCTCAATGGTTGTGAATCGTATTGTTTTAAGACAGCAATTTTCTTTGGTTTATCTTTGGCGTTATTAACCTTTGTAAAGATTTCGCTAAAAAAAGGATCACCACTACCTGCCGTAGCAGCTAAAGCTTCCATATTTTTTTTAGGTATTAAATTTGGGTTTTGTGCCATTATTTACTCCATATGCATATATTTCAAAAGTCATTAATATTCTCAATCAATGATTTTAGTTTCTTTTCCATAAAATAATTGAATAGTTTTGATCTATCTCTTATCTCATAGTTATTATAAGTATTTATAATCTCATTTTCTAGTGGTTCTGGTATTTGTGTCAAGTCAATTAGTGTCTTATTTCTCTCATAATTTTTAAGAGTTTCAGAACCTAATGGTATTCTTTCCATATTGGACCACTCTGCCAATCTTTTCTTAGTTATTGGTGATTGTTTAGCTTCAGTTGTAAACACATCGTCTGGTGATAATATATTTGGTATACCATCTGATCTATCACCTTTTATAATCTGTTCATGTAAATACGTTATAGGGTTTTCATCTTCACCTACATACTTTTTTTGTATTGGTGAATATTGTTTTACATTCTCATGTTTTTGTAGTTGTATAAAATCTTTATCGCCTGAAATTATCATTACTTTTTCATTATGATAATGCTTGACCAAAGTAGCAATAATATCATCAGCTTCACACTTCTCAATATGTAATACTTTGTAAGGAAAGTTCTCTTTAATTTCATTTTTAATCTCTGTAATAATATTAAATATATTTTCCCAATCTACAGAGCTGGTTTCTCTACCTTTTCGTCTACTGTGTTTGTAGTGTGGAAATATATCTCTTCTCCAAGGATTAGCTGCGTCTGAGCATAACACTTGTATACCATATTCTGATTTAAACTTTGTATTAAAACCTCTGATAGAATTTAAGACCATGTGTCTTATCATATCTTTATTTGGTTCTGCCTGACCTCTAGTCTGTGCCATTAAGTTAGAGATCAATACTTGGTTTAAATCTACTAGTATCATAATTCGGAATATTTTGTTATCTTCATTGGTCTATTATCATCAAAGTTTCTTTTATAAAACCATTCCCTATATATGCTATCTGTAAACAGTTCTAATATTTCACTATATCTAATTTGGTCGTCTAATATCATTTTTTCTAATGATTCATATTCGTATGTATCAACCTTACGGCTGACTTTAAATTCTTTTGCGTTTTCTAGTAACGCTCTAATATTTCTTAAATGATTATCTGGCATAGGAAAAGGGGCGACACAAGGCCGCCCCCTTAGAATTAGTTACGCTGAGTAACCTACTTGTTTACCGAACACAGCAGTAATACCAGCAGCTATAATAGCTTTTGATGGTGTACCTACTCTGTAAGAAACGCCGTTAGAACCACGATTTTCATAAATCATCATTCCTTCGTTTCTTAATTTACCAACCATTGCAGCTGGTGATCTAAGATCAAATGTTGATCTTAGTGATTTCCAGGTAACATTTTTACCTGTTGAGAAAAGGTTTCTTACCTTTTCAGTTTTTGATAGTTTAGCTCTTGCCATAACTTTATCTCCTTTATTATTAAATAAAAAATTAAACATTGTGTTTAACTCCTTTCACGTTAACTATTTTACAACCGGCGACGGCGATTGCGTTTGCAATTCTTTTAATCATCTAAGTCCATATCAGACTCAAACATATCTGACCCATTATATAAATCATTTAATTCATTTTGTATATCTTCATTTAAGGGCTTAGATGACTTTTTCTTAAACTCCAACACACTAGAGTAATCAATCTTAGCTGCATTTTGACCATTCGATGGTACAACCTGAACCATTTTATCAATTAATCTTTGTGCTGGATGATTTAATCCAAAATCTCTGTACAATAATCCTCTCATAACATCAACTAAAAGAGCCAAGTCTTTTAAGAAATTTACATTATTTGTTTTAACTGCTAAACTCACAAATCTCCTAATTAAATCCAATGACAAATCGTCAACTGTTGTTTCGATAAACTTTTTAGTTTGTTCTTTTTCAATTCTTTTTTTAAATTGTACATCTTCTTTTGAATCAGGTCGCTCTACAGGCCTAGTAATCCTATTAGTAGGAAACTGTATAATTTTACCTTCTTCATCACTCATTTATAATCTGACCTTGATAATTAACTTTACCTTTTTCTACAAAGTATTCTATCAATTGATTATAACCACCAATTAATTCTCCTTCAATCTTAATTTGAGGCATTGTTCTAACTTTTTTACCAATGGCCTCATATAATTCTTCAGGTGAACTAAAGTCTTTACCAAACATTAATTCTTCGTATTCTAAGTTAAGGCCTTTTACTAAGGCCTTTGCCTTATTACAATAGACACAGTTTGGTTTACTGTATATTTGTATTTTCATTTTTTCCATCATCTACTTTTGATAACAATTCATTATAAGCATTATCAGATTGTAACTTTATATTGTGGGCGTCAACAGCCTGGTCAATATTATAGTCATACATCTTATTAAAATCACCTAATGGTAATCTTAACCCTACCCATGCACGGTAGTAACCCTTATCAGTTAATGTTACATCTTGTTCAAAGATTTCATAACCTCTCACAGGAGTATTCTTAATTATATTAATTAAGGTAGATTCTACTTCGGTTACAACCGTTTTAGTTTCTGTTTTACCCAACTCTGTGATGAATTGTTTTGATTGTTTATTCATTTCGCCTTTGATAATATCTGCTAATTCAGATTTAGCTAACATCTTAGCCTTTTCAATTGCGAGCTGTAGGTCTGGCGATACTGCCGTTGCTACACCGAATATACATTGCTTTTCATTATCTTTTGTATCAAAGATTTTGAGATCACAGGCTTTCTTTTCTGCAATATCAGCCATGTACCATTCAGGAACTTTATTTAAAACTTTACCATTCTCACTTTTAATCTTGTAGGTGTTAGTTGAACAAGCACCTAAAGCCAAAGCAGTAACGACTAAAGTTATATTTTTTAACATTTTATTCATTTACTTTACACTCCCATTCATACTATATACTACTTCTTGCAAAAAGTCAAGCGTGGATTGAACCCATGTCCAAGCGTCATCGCTGGACACATCATATAATATAGTAATTACAAGAGCTATTATGATTATATTCTTAATCATTGTACCTCCCATTCACCGTTTATCATTAAACATACTTTCCCAAACGACTTGAAAGCATGATTGGAACGACTATAGTATCTGCAATAATCTGGTGTATTAACATCTCTATAGTAGTATTGAGCAAATAGCTCCCAATATCCTGGTGTATCGATACCTTTTTTGCCATCGGCACACTCTAAAATTTCTTCTTTGATAACTTCATCGTTAACTTCTTTTATAGTTATCTTAACAAAACAATATTGTCCGTTTACTTCGGCAGGTTCTATTGTTTTAATTTTTGTATAAACTTGTTCCTCACCATATGCACTAAACGACCACGCAACTATAAAACCTATTATAATTGTTATAGCCACAATTTTACCTGCTGTGTATATGCCTTTTGAGTATTCTCTAATTCTATCGTTGTATTTCATATTATCCTTCAAACCATTGTCCGTCTGGTGTTTGACAAGCAGTACCAAATACTTCTTTTCTATTAACACCACCAATACCTAAAAGAGGCCAGTTGTTTGTAATATCTACAGTAGCTGTATAATCTTTACACTTGATTGGACCCTTTAAGTAACTTCTATTTACTTTGATAATACCACTATTACCTGTTTTGCCATTGTACCAGTTTGTATAACTCTGACCGTAACCTGGCGCCGTATTTAAATGATCTACGAATACGGCATTGTGTACATCATAATCTGAATTGTACATAATTTCTGCACCTGCAAAAGAACCAACTATAGCACAAGTAGCTATTAAATATGGATCGTTTACTTGCATTTGTACACAAGCTGCTGTTGTGGTTACACCACCCAATACAGCACCTGTTTGTGATCTATTCGCACAACCACTAGCAATAAGTAGTGTTGATAATAAAATTATAATCTTTTTACTTATCATATGGCATTGTGTCTTTTGAAATTATTAAACATTGTGATTGTATATCTTGTATTAAGTTATCGATTTCTTTATCTCTTGCCTCAGTTTTTGGATTATTATACTTTATATTGTATAAATCATCACTAAGTTTTTTTATACCATCAATCTTTTTACAAAAATCACTTATCTTATGTAACATTAAACTTTTCTCCCGGCCGTTTTGATATCTTCTTTAGCAACTACCATGTAAGGGCCTTTGTTGTAAGCTGGCGCTATAGAGTATTGTTTACTGATTTCTAATCTTTCTTGTTTTTCTTTCCAAGATATTTGTTTACCGTTACCCATAAACGCATTTGTTTTTACTTCTTCTTTTGGTTGATCTACATATGATACACCTAAACTCATAACAGTTTTTCTCTTAGATAATATAATCTTGCCATTATCATTTACATTGAAACCTTTTGATCTCAACCACTTGATATGTTTAGCAAGAGCCTCTAAGTAACTCTTCGTAGGTTTTTTAGATTTCAACCTACGAATAGCACCACTAGAATTATTTGTGTATATAATAGCCATTATTCTTTATCGTTAACTGATATATCTTCAGCCTCTTGTTCAGCCATTTTCTCAGCATATGTTTTACCAAATACTTTTAGATAGAAATGGTCTCTAGGATTAGGGGCTGAATACGCCTCTAATAAATTTGTAAAGTTTACATCTAAGTGTTCGTAAACTTCTGGATTCACCTGTCTTAATGAAATGTGATCCTTACAAAACTGTACACGGTTTTTAAATTGATCGTGTTCAGATTTCTTTTTAGATAACTTAATATCTTTATCTTTTGCCACTTGAAATTCGGCAAATAAAGTGTCTTGGTTGTATCTAAATTCTGATTTTTGCATAGTGTTTTCCTTTCGTTGTTAATATATTCTTATATCCTACCATAAATCGTTTAAAATGTCAAGCCTTAAAAAAACGTTGATTTTACTGCTTTTCGGCAGGAAAAAAGCGTCTAGGATGGCGCTGGAGTAGCGAATCGTAGCTGTTCTAAGGTCTAAGTACACCTAGTTTCCCTCTAAATCTAGTGAAATTTGAGTATCTATGTCTGATTGTGTTTCAGCCCATTTATCAAACTCATCTACTTGGTGTTGAATTTTATCTCTGTAGTTAGTCAATGTTTCTTTTGCCACATCGACTTTACCCTCGTTTAAATCTTTTAAAGCCAGGTTAATCACATCTATTGTTGCTATTTCTTGTATCATAATTTACTCCGTATCGTCTTGTTTTCTTTTTACTATTTTCTCAATCTGTTCAAAATAGCACCAGTTACTACCAAATGTTATTGCACCTGTATAACCTAACTCTGTATCATATGTTTGAGCATTCAAACTTGTATCATTCTCAGCAGCTATATCGGTTCTTTCGGTTGCAATACCTATATTGACAATCTCACCTTGTCTGCCTCTGTTATCTTCTATTGTATCACCTACATTAATTATCATAGTGTTCTCCTTTTGTTATTTACTATCGTCACCACTCATTAAAAGCACAATGTAGTGTACAGCTTTTAATAAGTCTTTACGGTTCTTACCGCCTTTTTTACCATATCTACAAAGATATTTAATTGCATTGGCATGGCAAAAATCATTTGCAATACCTAATTGTCTTAACATATCTTGTACTTGGAAACCATCTTTTGTTGTACTATAGTGTTCACCATAAGTACCTTTGATGTAATCTCCGATTTCTTTTACTATTTTATCTTCGTTATATTTCATATTATCCTTAATGTATTGTTTTGTTATTATGTTTTTTTAGAGCAATATTGTTTTCATCTACATACAACATTAAATCATCCATTATTGTAGTATAATTAATGTCTTCAAAAACTTCATGTGTTCTATCCATCTGACTTAATGCTTCACTAAAATATTCAACTACTGTTGATACTGAGGTTTCTACTGGTACATTATTTACCATTTCAACCACCCTTCCCTCCGTATATGCTTTGTAAGCATTCGTAGCTTCTTTAACAAGTAACTCTCTAAAATTACTTGGCTCGTAATCATCTAATTTAAAGTTAGCATAGTCTAATAAATTCATCGTACAGTATTCTCCTTTATAACTTGTTGTGTTAGTTCTTTATCAAAATCGTATTTAAAAAATTGTCTTTTGTAAAATTGACCATAATCGTTATGTAAATGGTTGTCATCAGGATAACCTGATAGATCATAAACTTCACCGTATGTTCTATAGTATTCATCACCACTTATCATTTCAACTTTACTAGTACCTGTAAAGTTACTAGCAGTTTCTTTGTAGTTCTTATCACAGAAAGCTTTTACTTTCTCTTTAAGAGATTTAGAATTTAATCTATTAAGTTGTGATAACGGTAAGTTTCTAAAAATTGTATGATAAGAGAAGAAATAAGGATCGTATTTTTCTTCACTATCGTAATATTCTCTAGCATAAACCAGATGTAGTGTGCCTTTTTTCGTTAACATATCTATACTATACATGAAAACGCTGAGGTTTGCAAGCCTTTTTTTAACTTTTTTATAATAAAAAACCCTTATAAATCAATGGTTTATTTAGGTGCGACACCTGGACACAGCTAGGAAAGTGTTAATTCCAGTGATTTTTGATCCATTCCTTGTCGGATTCATGTGGATTTGGTGATCCGTGGAATATGGTAACTTTCGATTCGCCATTATGTTCAAACGTCCAAGTTGATTTATGGTATCTCTCACCTTTTCTATCATACCATTTATAGCTTTGTGTCCACTCGTCTGGAAATGTTTCAGATTCTTTCTTTATCAAGTCTGATATAGCCACCTGATCTCCAAACATTTTAAAGTATTTTGGTCTATCGTCTATAAATGGCTGCCATAACTTATCTTTCATTATCTCAGGTTTAAACCTCATTACACTAGAATTAAACTGACCTGATAATGGATTAAAGTCATTCATACCTACAAAATCAGCCTCTGGTTTATATGTAAAGAAACAATCAATATTATCTGTTATAACTACATCTAAATCCATATACAAAGTATCACCCTCTAAAATACCTGGATGAAACAGTTGCATTTTATTCCACCAACCTTGTAAGTCTAACATAGGAAATTGTTTTACAATGATATTTCCTTCTACCATTTTTTCCATTTTTACATGATCTGTAAACACATAAAATTTATGGTCTACTGTGGTGTTTCTTTGCACCATGTTATAGAGTTTTTGTACATACTCTACAGAATATTTTTGACCATAACAAACACAAGCAAAATTCATACTATCAACCAATTATACATTGCCCTCATACTAAAAATTAAATACATAAACTCCATCAAAGTTCTAGGCCAATCTCTATCTTTATAACCAAAATAGACCCACATCATACAGGCAACTACACTTAATAACCAACCTACCCATTGAGTAGATATATTCGCACTAGATAAAATAAAGACAGACAACATAGCTAGGCCGAAACCTATCCATCTTGCACCATTAATATCTTTATAATATCTTATTTTCATTTAATACTATGTATGCTGTGCCATCAGCTATCTCTGACAAAGTAAATTGATTTTGTGATAACATATTTAGCCATGGTTGTACTTGTTTTCTACTAGGTTTAAATGGTTGTTCTATATTTCTTATACTATCTGATAATACAGAGGCAACATTATTTTTGTGTGTTACTATTGGTGTTTGATTTAGTATTGCGTCTATGGCTGACAATGACATATTAGTTACCAAACAATGACAGTTTTTTAAATCATCTTTTATATCAGTTCCCCACCATTCATTTTCTGGTCTAGGTTTATTTCTAAATTTTATTGGTCTATTTGTATAAGCTTTTATCTCACTCGTTACTTCTTCTACCCATTGATTTTGTGTTATACCATTTATTTGCATAGTTACAGTTGGTGATGAAGGACATAATAATATATGTTCGCCATCTCCCCACCCTTTGAAGTGTACATCTATACCTTGACTTTCTAACTTTTGTATTCTTTCTGTGGATCCTGGTACACCATCTACAGTATGAATACCACCTTTTACAATTCTAAAATATGTTTTATCGTAATCATTAATTTTAGGTACAGGATATCTGGTAATTTGTTCAGTAATATAACCAACATCTACATACCACCACTCTTCATTCTTTTCATTACACTCTATAATATGTTTTCTATTTTGTCCTGCTAAACCCCAAAAGAAATGTATAGGTCTATCTTCATCTTTCCAACCTTTTTCTATGGCAGGCCATATTTGATTAGACAAACATTGGTCCCAAGCTATCTTATGTGTTACTAACATATTTCCACGCTGTTCCGTCTTCTATCTCTGACATTGTAAATTGATTGGCTAATAACGAATCAATCCATTCTTGTCTTTCGCCACAATATAATGGATCTTTTATTTGTGATAAATCTGTTATTGATACTGGTAAACTCATTGATTCATTTGCACAAAAACTAGGTACACCTGCCATAATTGAATCTATACAAACAGTTGATTGATATGATACAGTACAATAGGCATTCTCTAAATCTTTTTCTAATGATACTTTACTATCTTTAGTTCTAATTTTAATTTCTTTTCTAGTATGTTTCTTTATTTCTTTTAGAGTTTGTTCTTCCCAATGATTGTTGAAATAGTAATACTTTCTTACATGGTCACTAGGTGGTATAAAAAGAATATAATCACCCTCATATTTCCACGGTGACATATGTACAAAAGGTCTATACTTTTCTATTCTCTCGTAATCAGCCTTTTTTAATTTCTTTATATCTCTTATATGAAAATAGTTTTTAGTTAATCTATATACTTGTTCGCCAACTTCTCTGGATACATTATGTTTATTACCAAATAGATAAGCATGGTCAAAGAAATAAAAGTCTTGGCCATCTCTAGTACATTCTTCTACTAGTTGACCTGTACCTCGTAACATACCAAACACAGCTATGGGTCTTACAAATTTATGATTGTAATCCCATTTTGTAGTTTCGTATTGTTCAACAGATTGACCTGGTTTTTCATACATATGACCTTTAGCACTCTTAACTAAAGCTCTGACAGGTTTATCTGTATTATCTCTTGTACCAAATCCGTCTATCATGCACCCAACATACATTCATCATGGTTTATAAACCAGTCTTTTGAGTAATCACATTCTCTATACTCTTCAAACCAAGGACCACCTTTTGTATAGTGAACATTCTTTACATCGTCTTTATGTTCATATTCACCTACTAACCAGTTCCACTCTAATGGTAGTTCACCAATTAAGTTCTCACTTTCAAGCCATTTAAATTGATGTAACTCTAAACCACTTGCTCTGTTTACATAGTCTGGTGTAAGTGTCGAACATTTTTTACAGTTCATTAACATAAAACTAGACCAGTTCTTTTTAGGGTAGGCAGTTTGTGTTTGACCTAAAAACTTTGTTTTTTCTTTTGGTGTATAATCATGTTTACAAACCTGAATAGCTTTACTATCATCTCTCATTCGCCATAGTTCAGCAACATCTTCAAACATTAACATATCACAATCCATAAACAATGCCCAACCTTGATAGTTCATAAGGTGTGGTATCATAAATCTACTAAATGAAAACTCTGTACTAGATAAACTATTTCTTTCTCTAACAAAGTCATCTTTTAAATTATTTAATGCAATTGGTGTAATTGCTACAGGCTTGGTACTATTTTGTATAATACTATGTGATAACACATTGTAAGCCACTCGTTCTTTATTATCGTAACCGATAAAGATATTAATCATTTTTTCACCTCTCTTAATACCATGGCGTTCTCGCCACTAAAACCTACATTCTTTCTAATTGGTCCTTTTGTATGGTCATAAAATCTACCTAATACTGATCTTGCTTGTACATGGGCTTTCTTATGATCTCCTATATTATTATTTAATACACCTCTCTCTTCAAACTTCTTTCTTACATAATCCCAAACAAAACTGTCGTGGCATTCTATTAGTTTATATATCTTATCACTATTATACATCTCTAACATCTCATCGGCATAGTTTTGTATCTCTGGATGATTCATATTAAAACCTAAAAAACCACATTCACTATATTGACCACCTCTACCAAGGTAAGTTATCATACAATCTTCTTTGTATAGTTCAGTAGCTACAACTTCTTCAGGCATAGGGTGGTAAAATACACTATCAGCGTCAACACCCATAACAAAATCATAATCACTATATTGTTTTATAGCATGACAATATCCATAAACTTTATAACTAAATCGTACGGCGTCTTGTAAGAAATTTTTATAAGGTCTATCTTTGTTTCTATCTACAAACTTTTTTAAATCTGGTATTGCTTCATACATACCATCGTCTTCATTATATACAGTATATGGCCATGACCAGTTGTAAGTTGCCTTAAATTTATGAGCATACTCATCAAATAGTTTATTGTTCCAAGTTGTAACTGTTATTAGTTTCATATTGACATACCATAAACTTTCTTCCATACTGCAAAGTTAAGAGTACAAAATAATTCTTTCTGTGATCTAAGACCTATACCCTTATCTTCTTTCTTATCATAATCTTTGTTATTTAAATATCTTTGTTCAACATCTGTCATATCGTATTCAAATATATCCATAAGTTCTTTATCATTTAAAGTTTCCCTTATATAGTCTTTTAAAACTCCGTTGTCTGGTGCTGGTTGTTCTCTTCTACCAACAAGTATCTCATCTGTAGGAAAACGCCAGCCTGTTTTAACATGATTTAAAATATAATCTGGTAACTTATTTTCATATGCTTTCTTTTGTAGAAACTTATGTTTTTCTTTTGGTTTCTCTTTAAACTTTATATCAGTTTTTATACGACTTGGCAAGGCTCTTACATAATCTCTTAATCTTTTATTGATAATAGGAAATCTACCTTCCATACTAAACGCCATACCTAACTTATCGTTTCTAATTAAAAAGTCTTCAGCTAAGGCATTCAAACTTTCTATGTATAGAAAATCATTTAAATCATCATTCTTTAATTGATTTGGTGGTAACCATTCTTGTAGATAGTCCATCTGATCTTCTAAACTACATTCTAATTCTGGATTCCGTAGAGGTCTATTATTCTTTCTTAAATTTTTTAATTTACTTTTCCACTTTGGTGCCTTATGGTGTTTGTAACCTGCAAACAATTCATCACCACCATCACCTGCAAGGGTAACTGTAATATCATTTGAAGCCATAAACTTATTCATATTGTAATAAGTAGGAAAACTTTTACCTTGTCTTGGTTCTTCTAATGCATAAAAGGTATCTTCTAATGCGTCAACATAATCTTGTTGAGTTTGATATACAACATTGTTTTCAATACCCCAATCTTTACATAATCTTTCTGCAAGTTCACTATCTTTGTTTAATAAACTTTTGTTATCTGTTGTTGCAAAACTAGATGTAAATGTCCTAGGTTTTACACCTAGTTCTTTCATCTCGTAAAGTATTGAAGTTGAATCTAAACCACCTGATAAGAATAGGCCTATGTTTCTACGACCCATTAAAGTTTGTTTTACTGAATAGTTATTTTTTAATTGTATTTGTTTACCAACATAATCAATATCTAAATT